TTCGCAGACTCCATCACCTATGCCAACTATCTCGTGGCTCTGGCTGAAAAGAGACATGATGCCATCGCTCTGGTTTCACCACCCACCTTTGGTCCTACCGGTTCTGTCTACTATACCAATCCTACCGATGCGATCACGTTCACCAATGAACTGATCTCTTCTTCGTTCGGTGTCATCGATTCTTGTGCCATCAAGGTCTACGATCAGTATAACGGTGTCTATCGCTGGATTGCAGCCAACAGCACCATCGCGGGTCTCTGTGCCAACACCGACAACGTCGCGGATCCCTGGTGGTCTCCCGCCGGCTATAATCGAGGTCAGCTCAAGAACATCACCAAGATCTCCTACAATCCTGGTCAGATGGATCGAGACGACCTCTACAAGGCTCGCATCAATCCGATCGTCCAGTTCCCTGGTCAGGGCACGATCCTCTATGGCGATAAGACTCTTCTGGCTCGTCCTTCGGCATTCGATCGCATCAACGTTCGTCGACTCTTCAACGTCTTGGAGAAGGCCATCTCGACCTATGCCAAGTATATGCTCTTCGAATTCAATGACGAATTCACTCGTTCTCGATTCGTAAACTTGGTGGATCCCTACCTCCGCGAAGTCAAGGGTCGTCGGGGCATCTATGAGTATCTAGTTCGGTGTGACGAAAGCAACAATCCTCCTCAGGTCATTGATGCAAATGAGTTTATTGCCGACATATTCATCCAACCTGCACGTTCTATTAACTTTATTCGTTTAAATTTCATCGCCACTCCTACGGGGGTTGACTTCCAGGAGATCATCACCGGCATGAGCAACGGAACTCTCTGATCATTTTGAAGGAATCGGTTTACTTTTTGTCGAAATCATGATATGATATACTCCTGCCGAAGAAGATCTTGGTCTTTCTTCGGCAGGAACTGAATTTATTATTTTGATCCCGATAAGAGTAAAAAGATGAAATCCTCGGATTCTTTTTTTAAAAATATAATTGATGAGTTGAGAGTCAAGAAATTCTTGAATGAGGACGACAAGGTTTCTCCTTGGATCGAAAGAAAGATCGACGATTCTCTGAGAGCCAAAATCATTGCTGCAACAAATTTTCTTGCAGATGAGTCAACTCCTCTCAAGTTCAGGATCTTTTTTCTGTTGAATGGAATTGATCGTCAACCGACTTGCGGGGTCTGTGGAAAACCAGTCACGTTCGATGCAGGAAAAAAGCGATTCCAAGAATTTTGTTCGATCGATTGTGCCGGAAAAAGCGTCGAAGTCAAGAAAAGAAGAGAAAAGACGAATCTTGAAAGATATGGAGACTCATCAAATTTTGCTTCTATATCTAAAGAGGATCGAATCAAGAATTCAAAGAAAGCACAAGTAGCTTCTGTGGAATCAATTAAAAGGACTTATGGCGTTTCTAATGTCATGCACATCGCAGAAGTGAAAGAGAAGCATCGAGAAAAGATGAATTCGAAGGAGACTTTGGAAAAACGAGCTCAATCGATTAAAGCATCTTGTCTGAATCGATATGGTGTTGATCATCATTCTCGAAAAGATATCACGAATTTTGAAAAATATGACGATCGAGAATTTATTGTTCAGAATTTTGTCGAGAACGAAAAGTTTTTGTTTCAACAATTCTTGGATTTCTTTAACATAGAATTCTCGACTGGACATCATCGGAAATTTGAACTCGGAATCGAATATCCGAACATCAATGACTGGAAGTATGGAAAGAAACAGGGAGAAGTATTTGACTTTGTTCGGTCGGTTTATTCTGGAAAAATAATTCAGAATGATCGATCTGTTATTTCTCCGATGGAATTGGATTTCGTAATTCCGGAACAAAGTTTAGCAATCGAGTTCAATGGTACTTATTGGCATTCGAATTTAGAAGACAAGAAATATCATCTGAAAAAGACAAAACTCTGTGAAGATGCTGGATATCAATTGTTTCACATCTTTGAAAATGAATGGACTGACTCGACAAAACAAACGATCTGGAAGTCTATGATTTCCAATCGGCTTGGTCTGAATAAGACGAAGATTGGTGCCAGAAAATGTGAGATTCGAGAAGTTTCTTCGAAAGATGCAGAAATGTTTTTGAATGAGAATCATATTCAGGGATCCAGTGTCTCTTCGATTCGTCTTGGTCTCTATGACAAAAATGAAGAATTGGTTTCATTGATGACTTTCATCAAATCAAGATTCGATAAAAACTTTGATTTTGAAGTCGCACGATTCTGCAACAAGACATTCGTATCTGTAGTCGGAGCGTTTTCCAGACTCTTGAGTCATTTTCAAAAGATTCATTCGACATTCAGTCTAGTGTCTTATGCAAACAGAAGATGGACCTCATCTAACAAGAACGTCTATAAATCGAATGGTGCACAATTTATTAGTTCATCAGATCCGAATTACTTCTATGTTAAAGGAAATGAAATCCATTCTAGATTAGAATTTCAAAAGCATAAGCTTAAGAATATCTTGAAAGAATATGATGAAAATTTGTCTGAAAGACAAAATTGTATAAATAATGGTTATAGAGCCATATATGATTCTGGAAATTTGAAATATACACTTTCTTTTTCAATCAATAACAACGACAACAATATTACTACACATTTTGGAGAAAAGCACACATGTCAATGAGTGTCGAACAATTCAAGAATCGTCTCACCGGCGGCGGGGCGAGAAACAACCTCTTCAAGGTCATCATCACCGACTTCGGCATCAACGACGTGGAGACTTTCTCGTGGTTGTGCCGAGCCGCTTCTCTGCCTGGTTCAACTGTCGCGGAGATCGCAGTTCCTTTTCGTGGTCGTGACATCTATGTGGCTGGTGATAGGACCTTTGAGCCTTGGCCAGTTACAATCTACAATGACATCGACAATTCTCAGAAGGGAAACATCGAGGGTTGGATGCATTCCTATCTTAACAAGCATGAAGAAAATACGAGCGATCAACATCCCGCCGCATACAAGCGCAACATGATGGTGATGCAGCTCGACAAGGCGGGCAATCCGGTTCCTGGTCTCTCATACACATTCATCGGCGCATTCCCTACTGCAGTTGGTCAGATCGATCTGACGTTCAGTTCTGCAGGTGAAGTTGAAGAATTCGAAGTTACCTTCCGATATGACTACTGGATCTCTGATCGGACTCCGTCTCCTGCTCCCGCTCAGATCCTACAACCGGTCTAATCTTTAATCATTTCGAAAAACAATAAAGATCGTGGAAGACAACAAACCGATTATGAATCTAAATGAAAGCGCGACTGACGCGGCTTCTATGGTCGATGGACTCAATTTGTTCGGGTTCAGTCTAGTCTCTTCTAACAACAAGAATAAGATCAACAAGAATAAGAAAAAAGAAGAGATCGCGCCCGAATCTTTCGTCGGGCCGTCCCAAGAAGATGGCTCGGCGCTCTTTATTTCTGCTGGTGAGCATCAGGTCGCCTATCATGACCTTGGTGCTTACTATGGATACTCCGACGTCGCAAGAATCGTCAAGTATCGAGAGATTTCAAACTATCCCGAGGTTGATCAGGGAATCGAAGAAATCGTCAATGAATTGATCACGATCGATGATCAGTTTCAGGCTGTCGAGATCTCATTGGACGAGACAGATGGATTTCCAGAGAAAGTCAAGAAGACGATCGAAGAAGAATTCCAGAACATCCTGTCTCTGTTGGCATTTTCGACGAATGCATATGACATCGCGAGGAAATGGTACATCGATGGTCGACTCGTCTATCATGTGATTCTGAACGAATCAAAGACCGAAATCGTTGAGCTTCGACCAATCGATCCCATTCACATCAAGAAAGTCAAAGAAGTCGAAGAGATCACAGATCCCAAGACTCGAGTCAAGACTTTCAAAGCCAAAGAAGAATACTTCGTCTATTCAGAGGCGAATGATCCTTCTGCAACCAGAAACACGACGTTTGGTTCTTCTTATACATTCGGTGGATCTTCCGGGAATTCAAATACTGGACTCAAGATCTCCAAAGACTCGATCGTCTATGTTCCATCCGGACTGCTAGACGAGTCTCGAAAGAATGTCATCTCATATCTACACAAAGCCATCAAGGTAGCCAATCAACTTCGGATGATGGAAGATTCTCTGGTCATCTATCGCATGGTAAGAGCACCAGAGCGTCGAGTCTTTCGAATCGACGTTGGTGGACTGCCGGCAAAGAAGGCAGAGGCATATATCCAGAACATCATCGCGAAGTATCGGAATAAGATCACGTACGATCATCAAACTGGTGAGTTGATGGACGCGCGGCAATCGATGGCGATGATTGAGGACTTCTGGTTGCCGAGCAAAGGAGGGTGTTTTGCTTTAGACACGAAGATTTCATTGCTCGATGGCAGAGATGTTGAACTCGCTGAATTGATCAAAGAATACAAGGAAGGCAAGCTCAACTGGACATATTCTGTTTCTCCAAATGGAATGATTGTTCCTGGTCTAATTTCTTGGGCTGGTGTAACAAAGAGAGATACCGAAGTCATCGATGTTCATTTGGACAACGGCGAAGTCTTGACTTGTACTCCCGAACACAAGTTTATTCTTCGTAATGGCAAAAAGATTGAAGCCAAGGATATGGTTGCCGGAACTTCTTTGATGCCATTCCAGAAAGGCAA